GCAGAAGCGGCAGGGCGAACTGCAGGCCATTGGCCAGAATCCGGAGAACCGGACGGCAGAAGAGCTGGAGCAGCTGGCGGAGGAACGCCAGGCGATTGACGAGGAACTGAACGAGAGGCGCAACCAGGCCAATCTGGACGTGCTGCGCCGGGATGCTGTAGCCAACGGGAACGTTCCCATGACTGTGCTGCAGAGCCGGCAGACTGAAGGCCAGGGCGAGGAGCGCCAGATGGGCGCGGACAGCGCGGAGTACCGCACTGCGTGGCTGAAGCAGATGGCCGTGCGCAACGGCGTGCATCTGTTCGGCGAGATGAACGAGGCGGAGGCACGGGCCTACACCCATACCACCGCGAACACCGGCGCGGTCGTGCCCACCGAGGTCATGAACCGCATTATCGAACTGGTGGAGAGCGACTACCCCATGTACGCGGATGCCGCGAAGAGCTACATGACCAGCGGCTTCCAGATCCCGCGGCATAAGGTCATCGCGGCCGGCGACGCTGCCGCGACCAATGAAGGCGTGGCGAACGCGGACGAGCAGGATACCTTCGACTACATCCCGCTGGCAGGTGTGGAAATCAAGAAGCACATCGTCATCAGCCGGAAGATGAAGTGGCAGAGCATCCAGGCCTTCGAAGACTGGATCGTTGCCCATATCAGCGAGCGGATCGGCGTGGCCAAGGAAGCCCGCATCCTGTCCGCTCTGGCGGATGCCACCTATGGCATTGACGCAGGAAACGTGATGGCCAGCGTGGCCTGCGACGATGAGGGCATCCGCTCCATCTTCGCCAAGATCAAGGGCCAGGGCGCGATCGTCGTGTACGCGAACCAGGCCACCATCTGGAACAAGCTGGCGGGCGTGGACACCACGGCCGGCGACAAGGCCTTTATTCCGAGCCCCATGGTGGACCCGGTGACCCAGGGCCGCATCTACGGCGCTGTCGTCAAGAAGGATGACAACATCCCGGACAACGTGGCCTACTTCGGCATCCCTGCGAAGCTGCTGGCCAATGAGTTCGAGCAGCTGTTCATCAATCATGCCATGGATCCGAAGACCTTCGAGGACATCATCGCCGGTTATTCCCTGTTTGATGCCGGCCTGGAGAATCCGAAAAGCTTCGTGAAGGCAACTTTTCAGTGACGGCAGCCGCGGACAGCAACTCTGACGGCACACTGACGGAGGAGGAGCTGACGGCCCTGACCATTGCCAAGCTCAGGGAACTGGCTGCCGAAAAGGGCATCACGCTGACGGCGACCACCAAGGCCGCGATCATTGCGGAGATTCTGGCGGCGCTGAATGACAGCGGCGACGACGCCGGCGGAGGCGAAGCCGAAGGCGGAACCTGATAATCAAAACGGCCCGGCGGGGAGTATCCCGCCGGGCTTTGACGTGTATGAACGGAGGATAAGACGTGTTTGCGGAAGTGAAAAGGATGCTGCCGGTGAGCGGGGATGCCTATGATCCGGAGATCGTGACCCAGATCAAAGCGGCGGCGCTGGATCTGACGCGAACGGCGGAGATCATCCTGCCGGGCGTGATCGACATCAGCATCGACGCCGAGACCGGCGCGGTGACGGATGGGAGCACGGTAGACGATGAGCTGATCATCACAGCCATCGGCACCTGGTGCGCGATGCGGATCGGGAACCCGCCGAACTATGACAAGCTGCTTCAGGCCTACGAAAGCATGAAGGGCAGCCTGCGGGTGAGCGGGGACTACACCGACTACGAAAGCGAGGGATAACGGATGGAGATGATGACCAGCTGCGTGCTGATCGGATTTAATCCGGATGCCCACGAGGCCGGGGAGGCGGTGGCGGAGATCCGGCGGACGGTCAAATGCACGATCAAGGACGTGGGACTGAATGAGCACTATCAGGCAACGGGCCAGGGGCTGAAGCCGGAAGCGCGGATCCTGATCCCCTACGAGCGGGACTATCAGGGAGAGCGGGAACTGGAAGTGGAGCTGGACGGAAAGCTGAAGCGGTGCCGGGTGATCCGGAAGACCGGCGGCGAGTACAACGGCATCCTGCTGACGGTGGAGCCCTGGGACGGGAACGCGGCGGAGGTGGTGTGATGAAACCGGTTAGCTATGCAGCTCTGGAAGAAGAGCTGAAGGCCATCGGGATCCCCTGCGGGGAGAACGGATGGAACACACGGCCGACGGGAAAATACATCACCTATACGCTGGAGTTTGAGGCCGGGGCCGATTACGGGGACGACGGAAAGGTTGCGCGGGCCTGGGAGGGCAGCGTGGATCTGTGGAGCCCGGAAAAGTGGGACGAGATCGCCGACCAGGTCGAAGCGGCGCTGGAAGACTGCTGCAGCGGGTTGTGGCGGTGCAGCATCCGCGGAGACTGGGACCGGGCGACGGGGCTTTTCCGCTGGGAATGGATTTTCCAGGCGGAGGTGTGAGCATGGCCTATAAATGCATGACGGACGGGATGGCAGAGCTGGGCGAGGCGCTCAGCGCATTAGGAGACGCGGCGCAAGGCGCTGCGAGCCGGGGACTTTATGAAGCTGCCGGCGTGTACGCCGACGCGGTCGGCAAGGCGGTCAATGGGATCGCGGTAAGCCCCTTCAGGTACGCGAGCAGGAAAAGGGGCGAAGTCAGGGAGCCATCACCGGAAGAACGGGCCATGCTGCAGGGCGAAGGCGCGATCGGCATTGCGAAGTTTCACAAGACCGGTGTCAGCGTGGACACCAGCGTGGGATTCAATAACAGCGGATACGTGCCCGTGCTGTGGAGAACGAAGCGGCACCGGGCGCGGACGAACTATAAGATAGCAAAAGACCAGATCGCTCATTCGAGCGCTGACATTGGAAGCGAGGAGGACATGAAGCCGGTTCCGGTGATCGCCAACGCAATCAACAGCGGAACGAGCTTCATGAAGAAGCAGCCATTCTTCCGGAAGGCGATCAACCAGGCGAAGAAGAGCGCGGAAGACGCCTTTGAAGCCAGCGTGGTGGAGACGCTGAACGCGGCGGCGAACGGGAACGATCAGAGCGGAAACTGAGACAGGAGGGAACGAAAAAATGGCGGCAGGAAATCCGAAACAGCGGGTTGGGATGATGTATCCCATCTGGGCCCCCATTGAGAGCGAGACGGAAGGCCAGATGCCGACCTACGGCACCGGCATCCGGATCATGGAGGCCCGCACGGCGACGGTGACCTACGAACACAACGGCAGCGCCGACTACGGCGATGACCGGATTGTGGCCGAGGACAACGGCGCGAGCGGCATGACGATGAGCTTCGAAAGCACCGGCATCAGCAACGCGGCCAGGCAGGCCGTGCTGGGCGAGAAGGCCGGAAGCCAGGAGATGGGCGGCCAGTGGATCACGGACGAGCCCAGCCCCTACGGCGGGTTCGGCTACATCGAAAAGATGCTGAACGAGGACGCTAAGAGCTACTCCTACGAAGCGTGGATCGCGATCAAGATCCACTTCAGCGAGGACACCCACACCAGCCAGACGCGGGAAGGCAGCACCCAGTGGGGACATCCGACGCTGAACGGCCGGGCGGTCGGCGTGGACATCGACGGCAGCGGCGTGAACCACTATCAGTGGCACGACAACTTTGCCACCCTGGCGGAAGCCAAGGCGAAGATCAACAGCGTGCTGAACTACGGCACCCAGCAGCAGGGCAGCACCCAGCAGCAGGGCAACACCCAGCAGGGCGGCGGCTGATCAATGAACGGGGGACCCGGAAGCGGGTTCCCCGTTTTTTCCGATGAATGAGAGGAGATTCCCAAATGACAGAGATTGAACTGGGCGGGCGGACGATCCCGCTGAACTTTACATGCCTGGAAATGGTCGAGATTCAGAAGCGGATCGGCTGCACGGCCGCACAGCTGCGGGACGAGGTTTTTGGACTGCACCTGACCGACGAAGAGGACCCGCAGAGCCTTGCGCTGAGCCTGCCGAACGACCCGGAGAAGCTGGAAAAGTTCGGGACGCTGATTGAGATCCTGGGCAACGCCGGGCTGGAAGAGGCCGGGGAAGCACCGGATTTGACGGAAAAGTGGGTGCTGCGGCACATGCGGCCGGCGGACATCCTGAAATACGGCATCGTGCTGATGCTGGAAATCAACGCCGGTATGCGGAGTGAAACCGCGGAAGAAGAGGCGGAGAAACAGAAGGGGCAGAAGATTGACGTCATGGTGGCGGAGGAAGACAGAAAAAAAGCGCCCGCGAAATGACGTACCGGCGGATCGTTTCGTGCGGACTGATCGCCGGGTTGACCAGAGATGAAGTGAACCGGATGCGGCCGGGCGAGGTGCTCGACTACTACTATTACCGGATGAAATATGACGCTATGTTTGTGTTTGGAGGGTAAAGAATGGCAGGCGGACAGGTGAACTACAAGGTCGGCGCGGATGTAGCCAACTTTAAACAGGGCATGAACGAGGCCCAGGCCAGCCTGCGCACCCTGGACGCCGCGCTGAAGAACAACGAGGCATCCTTCAAGGCAGGCGGGGATGCCCAGGTCTACATGCAGCAGAAAAGTCAGCTGCTGACCGACAAAATGAACAAGCAGAAGACGCTGGTCACACAGCTGCAGACCCAGCTGCAGAAGATGAAGGACAACGGCATCAAACCGACCAGCGTTGAATATCAGAATCTGCAGACAAAGCTGCTGAACGCCCAGACGGCCATGAACGAGACGAAGGTCAGCCTGGACAACCTGGACGAGAGCCAGCAGCAGGCGGCAACCAGCGCGGGCAAGCTGGTGGAGAGCGTCAACGGGATCAGCAAGAAGATGAGCCTGGAACAGGTCATCAGCGGGATCGGAAGTATCACCAGCGCGATGGAAAAGGCGGCCAGCAAGGCTGTCAATCTGGGTGAAACGATCTGGAATAACGTCATGAACAGCGCCAAGTGGGCGGACGACACGCAGACGATGGCGCTGATGTACGGCATTGACCTGGACACTTTTCTGCGGGTTCAGAAACTGGTGGACAGCGGGATGGACACCAGTGTGGATGCCATCCTGAAGGCACAGACAAAGCTGAGAAAAAATGTCGGGGCCGGCAGCGATTCTTTCACGGAGGTGCTGGAAGAGCTGGGACTGCTGACACAGGGAAAATTCGGGGCGACAGCCTCCGCAATGGATCCGGATGAACTGTTCTGGAAGGCCGGACAGGCGATCATGGGCCTGACGAACGCCTTCGATCAGGAAGAAAAGGCCCAGGCGATCTTCGGGAAAAGCTGGCGCGAACTGGTGCCGCTGTTCAGTCAGTTCGGAAGCCAAGAAGAATACAACAAAGCCCTGGAAAGCATGCAGGTCAACACAAAAGAAGAGGTTGACGCGCTGGCAACGCTGCAGGACCAGGTGGACGAGCTGCATGCCAACATGCAGACACTTCAAAACAAGGGCTGGGCGGCGCTGGCACCTGGGCTGACGAGCGCGGCGGAGGCGCTGAACGGGCTGCTGGAGAGCGTGCTGGAGTACCTGAACACGCCGGAAGGAAAGCAGGCGCTGAAGGACATGGCGGACAGCGTCAGCGCACTGTTTGAGGATCTGGGGAAGATCGACCCGGAGAGCGTGGTGGAAAACTTCACGGCCGTGTTCAACAAGATCGTGGATGGCTTCGTCTGGATCAAGGAGAACAAGGACAGCGTCGTTGACGCCATGAAGTACATCGTGGCCGGATGGGCGGGCCTCAAGATCACGGGCGGAGCGCTGACGGTGCTGCAGATGCTGAACGGGCTGAATGATCTGTTCGGGAACGGAAAAAAAGCGGTAGAGGCTGCCGGGACGGCTGCATCCGTCGGCGGAGGCGGGACAGGCTGGCTGGGCCGGATGCTGACCGGGGCGAGCGCGAAGGTCAGCAACGTGAACGCCAGCAACGCCAGTCTGTGGGGCGCGATCCTGCAGGATTATTTCTACAACAACACATACACAGGCCAGGTCGCCCGGAACACCGGGAGCATGATTGAAGGATTCAAACAGGGCGGCGCGAACCTGATCGGGAATATTCGGGCGAATGCATCCAGCTTTGCGGGAGACTGGGCCGGCGTGGCCGGGGAGATCTACCGGACAAGCTGGTGGGACGATATGTTCGAGGGGTACGGGAAGGCCGTTGAGACGCTGAAAAACAATATGATCCTTTCAGCGGAAGAACTGCAGAAGTGGGGGCTGATCGCACCCAGCGCCAGCAACAGCAGCATCCTGGGAGGGCCCGGGGACCTGATCGACAGCTGGAACCAGTGGTTCGGCGGATCGGACAGCAAGGTCGAGATCCCGACGGAGCCGGATGTGCCGGCGAACGCGGAGGAGGACATCGCCAACCAGATTGGCACGGTTACGGTGCCGATCCGCTTCGGAATGCGGGACATCTGGACGTCGCTGACCGGCGGGGCCGGTGGTGGCGGCGGAGGAAGCCATAACGGCGTGCTGATGATGCACGCGAACGGCATCTGGTCGGTGCCGTTTGACAACTACCCGGCTTTGCTGCACCGCGGTGAGCGGGTGGTGCCGGCGCGGGAAGTCAGCAGCCGGAGCTTCAACAGTAACCTTTATGTCGAAAAAATGGTGATGAACAACGGCACCGACGCCCAGGGGCTGGCGTCCGCGATGGCGGCAGCGAACCGGCGGCGGATGAGCGGATACGGGAGCTGACCGGAGGGCTTTCCGGTCGCCATCCGGGCCTCCTTCGGACGGAATGCTTTTTGAGAGAGGAAGCGGGAAAGTGAACTATTTTATCTGGAAAGGCGCTGACAGCCGGACGAAGGGAATGAGGCTGAAGTCTCCGCTGCCGATCATCCGGCCGGAGGAGCGGGTGGAGCACATCCAGATCCCGGGGCGGGCCGGGGATCTGACACAGACCGAAGGGGAGGACATCTATAACAGCTACATCCAGACGGCCAGCATCAGCGTGGATGAGGCGTCCCATGTGCGGGACGTGTTCGCCTGGCTACGGGGCGAGGGGTGGCTGATCAGCAGCAGCGAGCCGGACCGGCGGCAGCGGGCCCGGGTGATCGGCGCGATCACGCTGGATAAGGTATCCAAGTATCTGGACATCTGGACTGGTGAATGCCAGTTTTACTGCCAGCCGCTGAAGGAGCTGCTGAACGAGGAGACGGTGACGGTGACACCCGGCGGGACGGTGACGAACCGGGGCGACGTGACCAGCTGCCCGCTGATGAAGGTCACAGCCAGCGGGGAGACGGTGGATCTGAGCTGCGGATGGACCGACGGGAGCACGGCGGGGCTGACGCAGATCACGGTGACCGGGCTGAACAGCGGGGCGGTGATCTGGATTGACAGCGAGACGCTGGAAATCTGGAACGAGGCGAAGACGGCCATGCTGACCATCGGGGCGAGCGGCGAGTTTCCCAGGCTGCATCCGGGAGAGAACACGATTAGCGGGACCGGGTGGAGCCAGGCGGTGATCACCAGGAGGGAGCGTTATCTGTAATGGTTTGTGTATACGACATCGGGAATGAGAACTTCAACGGCATGGGAAATGCCGTGCTCATGCCCACAGATGGGCGGATGCGGCAGGCGGCGGGCGGCAGCTACGACATGACAATGACGCATCCGATTGACCCACAGGGGAAATGGGAGCACCTGGTGCCGGATGCCATCATTCAGATTCCGGTGCCGGAAGAGGTCATCGAGAACGCCTTCACGGGCACGGAGCAGTGGATCTACACAGCCAATCAGCAAATTGTGCTGCGGGAAGGGCCCAGCGAGCCGACGACAGTCACCTATCCGGAGTGGTATGGGACAACGGACTACACGGCAGGGAGCAGCTGTGTCAGCTACAACGGCAGAAACTATAAGTGCGTGACCTTCGATACGGGGAGCGGAGAGCGCTTCGTGCCGCCGAACAACAGCAGCTGGTGGCGGGAGATCAGCCGGACCAGCGGCGGAAGCGCGGCAGTGGCGACCATTCCGGCCGGGACGCGGCTGTGGTGGGTCAGCGGGAGCAACAGTGATACCTGGTGGAAGATGTCCACAGAGTGGGGCGTGGAGGGCTACTGCAAGCAGAGCCTGCTGACGCTGGATGAGCATCTGCTGCCGGAGGAGACGGAGGCCCGGGTGATCCGGACACAGCTGTTCCGGATCACCAGCGCGACCATCGACACGGCGGAAATGACGGTGAGCGTGGAGGCAGAGCACGTCAGCTACGACATGCGCGGAAACATCGTCAAGGAAGCAGCCATCAGCGGAGCGAGCCCGGCGGAGGCTGTTTATAAGGTCACCAGCAACCTGATGATGGAGCTGAAAGGTCAGGTAGCGACGAACCTGACCAGCAGCGAGAACGGGACATACACGGGAACCTTCCGGGGCAAGAACGGCATTTTCTGCCTGCTGGATCCGGACAACGGGCTGGCGGGTGCCTTTGACGCCGCGGTGAAGCGGGACAACTGGGACATCTTTTTACTGAAGAAAACACACCCGGACCGGGGATTCCGGCTGCGGTACCGGAAAAACGTCCGGGGCATCAACTGGAACCGGGACAGAAAGAGCCTGGTCACCCGGGTGGTGCCGGTGGCGAAGGACAGCGACGGAAGCGAGCTGTACCTGGACAACCCCTTCGTGGACAGCCCGTACATTGAGCGTTATCCGGTGATCCGGATGGAGAAGCTGCAGGTCAGCGGCCAGGTGGGCAAGGATGACGGCAGCGGAACCGGGGCGACCTGGACACGGGCCGGGCTGCAGGCGGAGATGCAGGCCAAGGCGGAGGAGCGTTTTTCCGTCGATCAGAGCGACCGGGTGGCGGAGGAAGTCACCGTGGACTTCACCGTTTTGGGGGACACGGAAGACTACCCGGAACTGAAGCATCTGGAAAAGGCGCTGCTGTATGACCGGGTGAAAGCCATCGATGAGCGGGTTGGGCTGGAAATCCTGCTGGATGTGACGGAAATTGAGTGGGACTATATCCACTGCCGGCTGACGGCGCTGACGCTGAGCAATGTGAGTATCTACAGCGGGAAGGCCACAGTCAGCGGGTACACGGTGCAAAACAGCAGCATCACGGCGGAAAAACTGGACGCCAGCGTGCTGAGCAGCATTTACAGCACGCAGGCGAAGATGGAGCAGTGGCTGCTGAGCCTGCAGAGCGATGACGGGAACCTGCGGACAACGGTGCAGGTGACGGAAGCCGGGATCCGGGCCGACATGACCGACAGCATTAACGGCTTGAGCCACACGCTGCAGGTGACGGCCGCCGGGATCCGGTCCGACATGGCGGACGACAAAGCCGGGCTGCAGGCCAGCATCAC